CAGATATTAGACAACTATTTAGAAAATAATGATTACTAAATATTTATTCTAAACCTTTATGGAATTAGATAAAGTCATATTCAAGGATAAAACGATCTCAGACCTCGTAGAAGAGGTTTATAACAAGCATAAAAATCAAGATAAAACACTACGAGATGAGATCTTGAGGCTGACAGATATGATTGAAACAGCCGGAGACGCTATTGTTATTGTTCCTCTATTAAAAGGCTTTTTTGATTCTAGCTTAAAGAATGATGAAGTCTTAATGAAGCTACTTACTATATTCCAAAAAGACTCTTTAGACTCTAAAAAAGACGGAGCTGAGGATAACAGTATTCTTACTGAAAAAGATATAGAACAGTTATTTAGTGAAGTTACTAGTTTAAAAATTAAAGACACTAAACAACTACCTCAAGCATAATGGCACTATTTGGACCAGAATTAAAAATACAACTACTATGTTTGAAGAAAATAAAAATGAAAATGGCCAGTCGGAAGGCAATATATTACAAATAGGCCGGGTGAAATCTATTGTATTAGGTCCATATAAAGCAAATACTAAAGAGATAGATCCTGACTATAATAGTCCTGCTGATATAGGAAAAATAAAATACGAATTACTATATTCCGCACTAGGAACTTCAAAATCACAAAATGTATCTGAACCTGCTTGGCCTATATTTAATTTTTTAAAGCAGTATCCTGTAGTAAATGAAATTGTTCTTATATTAGTTGGTCCTGGAGAAGGTTTAAATGATGCAGCTTCTAAACAGCAATTCTTTTATTTTCCTCCTTATCAATTATGGAATCATGCAAATCATTCTGCATTTCCAAATATGGCTGAATACTCTCAATATTTAAAGCAATTTTCAAATCAGCCAGGATACGAGGGTTCTACTCTTAAAGGACAGAGTTTACCACTAGGATATACTTTTGAAGAAAACCAAGAAGTTAAAAATTTACAACCTTTTGAAGGAGACATTATTTTACAAGCTAGATTTGGCCAATCAATAAGATTTGGTAGCACAGTTCCAGTAATGAAAAAAAGTAATAACTGGTCTAATTCTGGAAATAATGGAGATCCAATAACTATTATTGTTAATGGTCAAGGACAAAGTAGAACTCTAACTAAATTTGATCCTATAGTAGAAGATATAAATAAAGATAAATCATCAATATATTTGACAGCAGGACAAGAAATAAACATGGAAGATTTAAACTTGTTTCCTCTTGATTCATTTAGAAAATTTATAAATCCTATAATACAAAATGCTATAGAAGTAGTAAAACCACCTATTTCTAATGAAATAATCTCGGCTCAATTACAAGATCAAAATTCTAATTATGCCTAATACAAATACTACATCATTTCCAGAATTTCCATATAAAGGTAATCAAATTATAATATCATCAGATAGAGTATTAATACACTCTAAAACTGACGCTATATTTTTATTTGGAAAACAAGCAGTATCTCTTTCATCTACTAAAACAATAAATTTAGATGCGTATGATCAAGTACTAATAGACTCTCCTATTATACAATTAGGTCATGAAGCAAAAGTATTAGGTGAACCCATTGTATTAGGAAGAACATTAAGTACACAATTAATACAACTACTAGGTAGTATCAAGAGTGCAGGCGCAGAACTAAGTAGAGCCTCTTCTGAAAATGCTACTATGGGAGGTACTATGGAAAGCATAGGAGCAGCAGGTAAATTACTATATAATTCCGCAAACAGTATACAAAAAGCATTAGAGGCAGATTCAATTTTATCTAAAAACACATTTACAAGATAATATGGATACAATTGATTTTAAAAAGTACGGATTTTATAATATTACGCCTCTTAGCGACAAGTCTGTTGTAACCTCAGAGAGGTATAAACAAGGACTAGAATTAGGTAGGAAAGGCCGCGTAGAACTTGAAAGTAGAGATGCTAAAGATGCAAAAACATATAAAAAAGGTTTAGAAAGAGCTATTAGTATTATAACATTTTTTATTATTGATGCGCAAACAAAAACTATAGAGTTACTTTATGGAAAATATATCGTAAAAGAAAATGAATTAAATCCAATTAAAAAAGCTTTAGATAAAGGAATAATTAATCTTCTTAAAGTTGTTGCTGGTGTTGACTTTTGCAGTTTAATAAATTATGCAATAAACCAGGTACCAGGAGGACAAAAATTTAATCCAGATCCGCAAAAGGCACCTACCGATAAAATAGGTAAAAAGAAATGGTATATTCAAAAAAAAGCATATGACTTACAAGGTTATATAGATGATTACTATGCAGAATATGGAGATGCAAAAAATGAAAAAAGTAAATTAGGTCTTTATGGGTTAACACAAAAGATAAAAGAAGTTTTTGATTTTTTATTAGGACCAGAAAATGGTTTAAATGATCCTGAGATACGTGATGCATTTCCTGTAGTTTCTAATTATAACAATTTTTTTCAAGATGCTTTAGGAATATTTAATAGATATACTGATCTTAGAGGTATTCCCAATTCTGAACTACAGAAAATTATACTCCGCGTAGATCAAGTGAGGGGAATTGCTATCTCTATTCAAGGATTGAATACTGTAGCCTCTGCTGTAAGTTTAGCTGACACCTTTACAAAAGGCGCAGTTTCAGATGAGATAGCAAAATTAAGTAGTCAAATACCAGTAAATAAACTTATACCGACATTAAAATCTATATTAAAAACAGCAAATAAAATTAATTCTGTAGCAAGAAAAATTATAGGATATATAAATTCCACAAGATTTTTAATTAAAATATTAATGGGATTAATATATATATTTAATTTAATTAAAGCTTACATATTTGCTATACCATTTGCTTTTCTTCCTGAAGGACCTGTTCTAGCAACAGGTGACATAGTCCAAAATAAATTAACTGAACTTGGAAATAAAAAACTTATAAGAAGATTAGGACAGATTAATTCTGTTTTAGGTTATATTTCTTCATTTGCTGTAACACTAATAACAGGAATGGTTGATATAATTGGAAAATTAGAACTTATCTTATTAAATATACAAAGTTGTGATAATGTTGATCCTGGTTTAGCTCAAGAGGTTGCAGACACAATAAATCTTCTTACTAGCAGTGTAAATGAACTGCAAAAGTTCTTAACAGAATATGAAGAAAATAAAAATAGATTAAATAATACCTATGGACAATATCAGATTAAAATACTTGATGAACAATTAACTGATGAAGGAGTTCCTTTAAAAAGAAGGTATGGAGTAGCACTAGATATGAATGGACTCCTAGCTGTTCAAACTACTCCAACATTTGCCTCATTAGATCAAATAATAATAAACGAAGTAAAAGTTCTTTTGGTATCTAAAGGATTAGTTAATTCAAATTTCAGCTCATTTCCTATTGAAGATATAGAAATTATAAATGATGCTTTAAATTATACCGGGGATATCGATGTTAATATTGATGATCTTCAATTTACAAATTTTTCTTCTGGACTAGATGATCCTGAAAATACCGATGCTGATCAAGGTTTAGGTCTCAATGCTTTTGTAAATAATTTACCTGGAGGTAAAGCACTCAGGAGGAGGATGAGGAAAATGATGATTCAAAATAACGAACAGCTTAAAACTGATTTAAAAAAGACAGATCCAAATGGTAAATATACAAGCGGTATTATCAAGGAAAAGGATAGTGAAACTAAACAGCTAAAAATAGATATTCTTGAGTCTGATAAAAAGAAATTATCTGCTACTCTAGCCGTAACTACAAATCCAATACAAACAGGAATTATAATTAAAAAAATAAAAGATATAAACGATCAGATAAGAGATCTTAAAAACCATTAAAAATAATATTTATAAGATATGGCACAAGTAGACTTACTAAGAAAATTAATCCGAGAAGAACTCCGTGCGGTTCTAAAGGAAGAACTCCCTAAAATGTTAAGGGAGATCAAAGATCCAGTTTATGTAGATCAGAAAAAGGCTTTACAAGAACAAGTTAAAACAAAGATACCAGGAACACTTAATACTCATAGATCGAATCCGGTAGCCGGAGTTAAATTCCAAGGTGGTAGTCCTATGGCAAGTCTTTTAAATGAGACTGTTATGAGTATGAATTCAGATAATGTGATGTC